ACCATAATCAATACCTTGAATTCATGCAACAACACGGTACGTTTGATGATTCGTTCATTGAGCGTAAGAAAGAAAAGAAGAAAAAGAAGCAATCAACATTAGATGATTTTATAGGTGAACAAGATGAGCAACGAAGTGACGAGGATGTTATCGGAGATGGGGATTGATGTAGTTGAAGCATCCCCTTCCAGAATAAGAAATAGGTTAAGACGCGCTGGCCGTAAAAACAGAGCAAAAACAAATAAACTTTTAAATCATTATACCATTGACGCAGAAGACTGCGTATTAAACTTGAGTAAAATTATGAGCAATAAAGAAAACATTTTTCTTGGCGTTAGTGATGTTGAAGATTTAATCGTATCCGAAATCGTACAAAAACGCGTTCAAGCTAGTTTGACAACGGTACAACGAGAAACAACTGTACTTGCTAATAGAACAATTTGGAAAGAATGGGCTGAAACAAAGTTTTCAGATTATCAGTTCATTCAAACCAACTCATCGTCTGGTTGTATAGTTGAACCTAATACAATGAACTTTATCAAGTTCAGAGTTAACAGCAGCTCTACTGAAGTCAGCGCATACGGCGATCAAGACTTTTGCGATACTATTATTGATAACGTCGAAGCGAAGTTCGAGATTGTAACCTCGTATATTGAATGGGTTTACGGCGCTGACGGTCATTCAGTTAATGTACCGCTGAACCGTTCACGTCTACCAATCAAAGAAATGTATCCATTCCTTGGAGAAGAATCTCTAGAGGATTACTACGATCGTTACATGGAAAGTAACGCAAGCATTCTTCTATTGATTGGTCCACCTGGAACTGGTAAGACTACATTCATTCGCGGTTTACTATCTCATCGTAATTCTTCTGCGCTCGTAACATATGATTCAGCTATCTTAGAAAAGGATTATGTGTTTGCGCGCTTTATCGAAGACGACGCTGAAGTCATGGTTCTTGAAGATTCTGACGCGTTCCTAAAGTCGCGTACCGACGGTAACACGATGATGCACCGCTTTCTAAACGTAGGCGACGGTCTTGTTACAACTAAGGGTAAGAAGATGATCTTCTCTACCAACCTTCCAAGCATCCGAGATATTGACTCTGCGCTTATTCGTCCAGGTCGTTGCTTTGATATTGTTACCTTTGGTGAACTAACTAAAGAACAAGCAGTTGAACTCGCTGACAAACTTAACGTTGAACTACAAGGCGATAAAGATAAATACAGCCTAGCTGAAATTTTTAATCAACATACTGAACAAGCAAAAACTGCTTCTAATAGAAAGGTTGGTTTCATTTGAAAGTAGCTATTATTACAGATCAGCATTTCGGTGCAAGAAATGACAGTACTGCATTCTTAGATTATTTTGAGAAATTTTATAATGATATCTTCTTTCCTGCACTTAATGCAAACGGCGTGGATACCGTTCTTGTTCTGGGTGATACTTTCGATCGTCGTAAGTACGTCAATTTCTATGCGCTCCAAAGATCGAAAGAAATGTTTTTTGATAAACTTCGCGATGCTGGTATTCATGTTCATATGCTCGCTGGCAACCATGACACTTATTTCAAAAACACTAATGACGTAAACTCTCCAGACTTACTTCTTAAAGAATATAATAACATTAACGTTATTGATGAACCAACTACTATTACGGTAGATGGCGTTGACATCTGTATGATGCCTTGGATTTGTCCAGAGAATTATACTGAATCAATTAACGAAATGAAAACGACCAAAGCAGAAATCTGTATGGGTCACTTTGAAATTGCAGGCTTTGCTATGTATAGAGGAATGGAAAGTCATGACGGACTATCAAAAGAAAATTTCGATAAATTTGATTTGGTTTTTTCTGGGCATTATCACCACAAGAGTGATGATGGACATATCTACTACGTCGGCAACCCCTATGAACTTACTTGGCAAGACCACAACGATCCTAGAGGGTTTCACCTGTTTGATCTTAACACCAGAGGACTCGAATTCATCCGAAATCCTTTTTGTATGTTCGCCAGAATCGAATACGACGACAAAGACGTTGAGCCAGTCGATCTAGACGCGTTGGATTTACAAAACATGTTTGTTAAGTTGGTAATCGCTAACAAAACAGACTATTATAAATTTGATAAGTTCATTCAGAAGTTATATAATAAAGGATGTCATGATATTAAAATCGTTGAGGATATGTCTGAGTTTCAGGGCGGTGAACTCGACGAAGAAATTAATCTCGAAGACACGTTAAGCGTTTTGTCTAACTATGTTGATTCCCTTGAAACCGATATTAACAAAGAGAAAATTAAAACGTTCATGAGAACATTATATACAGAAGCTGTAAACATAGAGGTCGTTTAATGTACGGTAATATATTCCCTTCGCTAACCGCAATTTTAATTATATTGGGTTTGGCGGGTCTTGGTATTTGGAAATTTATTGATTTATTAGGTTGGTTGTTTAGTCATTTAGCTTGGGTATAATATGATCACTTTCAAAAGTATCGAGTGGAAAAATTTACTATCAACGGGTAACTCTGCTACCAAAGTTCTACTGAATAAGTCAACAACAACTTTAATCATCGGTAAGAACGGCGAAGGTAAGTCAACGATTCTTGACGCGTTATGTTTTTCGTTATTTGGTAAACCCTTCCGTAATATCAACAAAGGACAACTAGTAAACTCTATCAACGGTAAGAATTGTTTGGTAACAATTGAGTTTACGGTTGACTCGAGAGAATATAAAGTCATTCGTGGTATCAAACCAAACATCTTTGAGATTTGGGTAGACGGCGAATTGTTGAATCAAGATGCTGCGGTAAAAGATTATCAAAAGGTTCTGGAACAACAAATCCTAAAGCTGAACTACAAGACATTCACGCAAGTGGTTATCTTGGGTTCAGCATCATTCGTTCCATTCATGCAACTACCATCAGCGCAACGTAGAGAAGTCATTGAGGATATTCTTGACATACGTATCTTCTCTACTATGAATCAGCTGTTGAAGGAAAAAGCCAATGATACAAAATCGGAAATTGCGCGCATTGAGGCAGAGATTGCTACTGCAAAGACTAGAGTCGAAGCGCAGAATCAGATCATCAAGACGATTACAGAAGCTAAGGAAAACAACATTAAAAACATCGAGGCTAAGATTAAATCTAGCCTTGAGGCTGTTGATGCAACTAGATTGGAAGTCGATGGACTTATCGACGAAATTACACTTCTCAAAACTAAAATTGCTAGCAAAGAGAAAGTTAGTGACGATCTCGAAAAGGTAAAGGGGTTCAAAACTAAATTGAACTCTATGGTCGAGAAGTTTCAACAAGACACTGAGTTTTTCACCGAAAACTCTACTTGCCCTTCTTGTGCGCAAGGTATTCCGCACGATCATAAAGAATCAATTCTTAATGAGTTGAACGTAAAAATCGCGTTTGAAAACAATAGAATTGCTGAGTGTGAAGCTGTGTATGAAAAGTTGAACAAGCAACTTACAGCCATGAATGAAGTGATCATGGAAATCACTGATAAGAACATTCAATTGTCGACTAAGAATAACACCGTAGCGTTACTTAACAAACATATTTCTGATATGGAATACGAGATCACAACGCACAAAGAAGATACCGCAAACGTTGACGAAGAAAAAGTAAAACTAAAAGAACTCGCTAACGAAGCAATGGAAAAGATCAAGCTGAAAACTGGACTACAAGAACATCGTAGTTTGGAAGAAGTGGCTAACGCTTTGTTGAAGGATACGGGTATCAAGACGGCAATTATTCGTGAGTATCTACCTATCATGAATAAGCTGATCAACAAGTATCTACAAGCCATGGATGCTTATATTCACTTTGAACTTGATGAGGCGTTCAACGAAGTAGTTAAGAGCCGCTTCCGCGATGAGTTTACTTACGCAAGTTTCTCGGAGGGGGAAAAAATGAGAATAGATTTGTCTATCTTGTTTACATGGCGCCAGATTGCTAAGATGAAGAACTCTGTTAATACTAACTTGTTGATACTCGATGAAATTTTTGACTCGTCGTTAGACACAGCTGGTACGGATTACTTCTTAAACCTTATGGATAGCTTTGGAGAAAACTCTAACGTATTCGTTATCTCTCACAAAGGTGACGTGTTGTTCGACAAGTTCCGTTCTGTGATCAGATTCGAAAAACGCAACGACTTCTCTGTGATAGCACAACCGTAGAAAGTTCTTTACTTTTATTCATAATCAGCCTATAATAGCTACATTACATTATGGAGTTGATTATGAATAACCAAGCTACTGATATTTCAGCGCGTCTGCTGGCAACTGAAAACTTGAACGTTGTACGTCAAGCGGTCGCTACAGCATCGTTCGATATTAAATCTCGCGTACTTACTCTTCCTATGTGGAAGGATATGACTCCAGAGATCGAAGACATGCTTGTCGGTCACGAAGTTGGCCACGCTCTATATACTTCGCCTGAGAAGTATATGAAACCCATTGAAGAAAACCCTAAGATGATGTCATACTTGAACATCGTCGAAGACGTTCGTATTGAAAAACTGATCAAGCGTAAGTATCCAGGACTGCGTAAGCGCATGAACGAAGGTTACGCTCAACTCAACGAACGCGACTTTTTCGGTATCTCCAAAGTTCCAGTTGACGATCTAAACCTGATTGACCGTATCAACTTGTATTTCAAAGCAGGTTTTCAATGCGGTGTTAAGTTCAACGCGGACGAAAAGCAATTCGTAAACCGAGCCGAGCGCATCGAAACTGTTGAAGATGTAATTCAACTTGCTGAAGATATCTATAAGTACAGCAAAGAAAAAGCTGAAGAAAAGAAACAACAGCAACAAGCGGCAGGCGCTTCGACTGATGAAGAAGGCGAAGAAACTGATGATCTACCTGATTTTCCAAACGATGACGAAGATGAAGATGGTGAAAATCATAATGGCCCAGACGGCGGTCAAAAAGGTAAGGGCGCTGCTCGAAAAGATAAGTACGAAGTAGATGAAACAGAATCTGTTACCGATAAGGCTTTTCAGTCCAACCTAGATCAATTGGCAGATCAATCTACCATCTATACATATCACTCCATCGAAGAACATGGATTTGATCCGATCGTTCCTTATAAGAAAATTCTTTCTGATCTAAAGTTTGATTTCAATGATGACAATATCGCTTCTTGGTATCGTCGAGAAGTTTACGGTGATGGTACTCGCGCGGAGTTTGAAGCTGAACAAGCAATTGAAATTCAAAAGTTTAAAGCTGATTCCGTCAGTTCAGTAAACTATTTGGTTAAAGAATTTGAAATGAAGAAATCAGCGCAACAACACAAACGCGCTCAGGTTTCTAAGATCGGTTCTCTTGATATGCGTAAAGTATTTGCTTACCAACTTCAAGATGATCTTTTCAAACGCGTAACTTCTCTTCCAACGGGTAAAAACCACGGTATGGTATTTTTGCTTGATTGGTCAGGTTCTATGGATCATGTTATCATGGATACTTTGAAACAAGTTATTAACCTTTGTATGTTCTGTAACAAAGCTCAGATTCCATACGAAGTGTTTGCTTTCAGCTCGCAGTATAAAGAAACGCCTGAAGAGTGGGAAGTTCGCCGCGAAAAGAATCGACAAATGCGCGATCGTTGTAGGGCAACTGGAGAAGCGATTATTGAAAACAACAATCGTTTTAGTTTGCTTCAACTTTTCTCTAACAAGATGTCGATGAGTGAATTCAATTCTATGGTTAAGAAGTTGCTTGACCCTCGCGTATTTTGGCATCAAGGTTACGAACTGGGTGGTACTCCATTGAACGAATCGCTTCTATGGATGTATCAAAACCTTGGTGAGTTTATCAAAGCCAATCGTATTGAAAAAATGAATTTCATTACGTTGACTGATGGTGCGGGTTGTAATTTGAATTCAACCGTTCACCTATCCCCTACAACGTACATCAACGGTAAACATACTCAATCGAAGCATTTTATTCGCGATGAAGTTACTAAGAAATCGTATGAATTTACATATGATTCAACTCAACAAACCGAAACTTTAATTCGTATGATTAAGGATCGTTATAACGTTCGCGTTGTAGGTTTCTTTATCTGTCGTAACCGTACAACTGATTTGGCGTATGCTATTAGCAACAATCTAGCTAATTACTCTGGAAGTAGAGATAGTATGATTCGAGCTATGCGCCAATCGTTTAAAGCTGACGGGTTTTACTCGATGAAAGGTTCTGGTCGTGATGATTTGTTTATCATTCCTTCGGAGTCTACTAAGATTGCTGAAGACGAATTGAGCGTAACATCTGGAATGACATCTAAAACCCTAGCGAGAAATTTTGGTAAGTTCCTAAATGTGAAGAAAACTTCACGCGTTCTATTGAGCCGCTTCATCAACTACGTTGCTTGAAAAAGTTCTTTACTTTAATTCATTGTTCGTATATAGTACGAATATAGATTTTGATGTACCCTTTATTTTTATTATGGAGTCAATATGACTATGCAAGAAAACCGTGAGCAGTTTGTATCAAAGATGGAAGAAATGTACCCCAACGCCGCAGTTGATGGGCAAGTAACCCGCGCCCAAGTAATGGACGTTATGAAAAATCTTGGTGTAACAAAGTTTCCAGCGTGGTTAATGGAAAACCGTGTCGGTCGAGGTTTGTATGCAGTTCAAGGCGGTCTTAAATCAAACGCAGTAACAAAGGAAGAAGCAATGCAATCATACGAAGTCGATTATTCGAATGTTGACTCACTAATCCCAAAGAAGGATCCTAATTATGTTCAGTTCGGTAATCACACTGACGTGGAAAACATCATCAAGTCAGGCATCTTCTATCCAGTTTACATTTCTGGTCCAACTGGTAACGGTAAATCTACCATGGTTGAACAGATTTGTGCCAAGCATAAGAAGCCGCTGATTCGCGTAAACCTAAACGCGATGACTGATGAAGAACAACTTATCGGTTCAAAGACTCTACAAGACGGTAACGTTGAAGTTGTTGAAGGACCAGTTCTAATTGCTATGCGTACTGGTACTACTCTATTACTTGACGAAATTGACGCGGGTGCTGCTAACACTCTACTATGCCTACAACCAATCCTTGAAGGTAAGCCATATTACTTTAAGCTGAAGAATGAAATGATTGTTCCAGCTGCAGGCTTCAACGTATTCGCTACGGCAAATACGAAGGGTAAGGGTTCGGACGATGGCCGTTACATTGGTACAAATATTCTGAACGAAGCGTTCCTTGAGCGTTTCGCGGTAACGTTTAACCAAGAATATCCTTCAGCCAAGGTTGAACAAAAGATTGTTCAAAACCTAATGAAGCAATACGACTGCGTTGACGACGAGTTCGCTGAAACTCTAGTTAAGTGGGCTGATGCTATTCGTAAAACGTTCGATGACGGCGGCGTTGACGAAACTATTACCACTCGTCGTATGACTCACATCGTTCGCGCGTTTGCTATTTTCAAGAAGCGTGAAAAGGCTATTGAACTTTGCTGTAACCGTTTCGATACTGCAACAAAGGCTGCGTTCATCGATCTGTTTGATAAGGTATCAAATCCTGAGCCAGTCATGGAAGCCCAACCAGACGCTCCAGTAAACGTTGAAGCTGAAGAAATTCCATTCTAAGGATTAACATGGAATACACTATTAAAAAAATTGAAAACGGGTTCATTGTCACGCTCGACGGCGATGACCCGTTGGACGGGTATGTGCACAAGGAATATGTTTTTCTGAAGCACCACCAAGTTGTAAAATTCATTCGAGATAATCTTGCGAAAGGCGAAGAAAACTCTTGACTTTAAATACTCGCTAGAGTATAATCAATGTACTGATTGAAATTCCAACAAGGAAAATATATTATGCTGAAATTCTCTGACCTGACTAACTCACAAAAACAATTCATCGTAGCTTTGATTGAATTTGATGAGAAGTTTAAAACTGAAGGTAAGATTACTCGTCAAGAGTGTATCTCCATTCCAGAACAACTGAACGCTGCTCATGCTACGGATAAGTTCGTTCGTCCGCGCTGGCTTCGCGCTAATTCAATGGAGCGTGGTGCTTACGAACTTCCGCTTCCGACTGAGTTTGAGCTTCTAGCTTTTGGTCAAACGAGTCAACCCGTTGAATCAATTAAAACCGAAGTTCAGCAAGTTGTAGCTGAAGTAAGTGAAGATGAAGCTGACGATGAAGAAGTTGGCGGTTCTCGGTTGTTTAAGGTTATTGAAGAATCTGAAGTATACGATGAAGACGTAGAAGAGTTTAATCAAATTCTACGCGATTTTGGTATTGAAGTTTAACTACGAAGAGGTAAATTATGACAAAACACGCTAAACTATTGAACCACCTTCAACAAGGTAAGGTTATTACAACTAATCAAATTAACGCAAAGTTCGATCTAAAGAATCCAACACGCGCTATTCATTATCTTCGCGGTAAGGGTAATTGTATCTATACACATAAAACAATTATCAACGGTCACGAACGCGCAAAATATCGTATTGGTAAACCTACCCAAACAATGATCGCTGCTGCTAAGGCTGTTTTGGGCGCTGCTGCTTTTACCAATTGATATGGTTAAGACAGCTGCTCAAGTAAAGGCCAGTCAAAACGCTACAACTGGCGGTAGAAAGTTCGATGGCGGTAAACTTCAGTATGGTCTAGTTCCACCTCTTGCGCTAAAGGAAATGGTTAAAGTTTTAACCTTTGGTGCTGAGAAGTATGAACCAGATAATTGGAAAGTTGTACCTGATTCAAAGCGTAGGTATTTTGATGCTCTACAACGTCACTTGTGGGCTTGGAAAGAAGGTGAAGAACTTGATCCAGAATCAGGTATTCATCACTTGGCGCATGCTATGTGTTGTTTGAGTTTTTTATACGAACATGATGTGAAGTATTCAAAGGAGGATTAACATGGGTTGGTTTGATAAAGTTACGCTGGCTGAAAAAAATCGTAGGATAAACTATTTGGAACACGATCTTCAAAACGCTCGCGCTACAATCAAGTCGCTACAAGCTGATCTTGACCGCCTTCGCGATGAAAAGGATGTTGAATCGCGCCAGGAAGTTCAAGCCTCTGAGTTTGCTATTGACTGGGTAAACATGGATGCGTTTTCTATTGAGCGCATGGGTGACCCGAAGGGTAACTACACGGTTATTGGTTACTACCAAACTACGGGCGGCGATCGAATCGTGGCTGAGTGGAAGTTCTATTGTTCATTGGAACAACACAATAAACTCGCCGATGAGTTTAAGAAGCAGGTTAAAAAGAAATGATTAAGGCTTTGTTCTCATTCTTCTTTTTATTTACGTTATTCTTTTGCGGTATCAGTTGGCTGTGGTATTTAACGCGTAAAGAAAAGTTGGAGTATGTAAGGTTGGCAGTTTATTCTGCCTTGTGTTCTATAATCGCAATTGTTCTATTAGTTGGAATTGTAATTCTTTTTTAAAGGAAACTATATTATGAAACGTAACACTATTCTAGCCGCCGTCGCATTGGCTATCGCAGCAACTGGTTGTACTCGTATTGAAACTGGCGAAGTTGGCCTGCGTCGTGGTTTTGACAAGCAGATTAAAACTGAGGAACTGCTACCTGGTTCATTCAACCAAACGATTATTGGCGAAGTTATTACTTTCCCAGTTAAGGAAATTGCCGTCAAGGTTGACGACCTAACTCCGCTGGCTAAAGATAATAGCACCATGAAGGATTTCGATCTAATCGTCACCTACAACATCAACCCAGCCCAAGTCGCTGAAATCTACAACGATAAGAACAAGTCGTTCCATGCTCAGCATAACGGAGATACATACTTGATGTTTAATTACATCTTCAACGCTGCTCGTAATGCAACATACAAAGCTGCGCGTAAGTATGACGCTCTAGATATGGCCGATAATCGTGCTGCTATGGAAGTTCAAATCAAGGAACAAATCCAACAAACTCTAGCCGATGAAAAGCTAGATGGTGCTATCACTATCGGTCAAGTTCTGATTCGTCAAATCACCCCTGCTGATTCAGTAGTCGCTTCGGCTAACGAACTGGTTCGCGCTAAGAACGAATACAAGCAGAAGGAAGTAGAAGTACAAACCGCTAAGAAAGAAGCTGAGCGTATGCAGGCTCTATCAAATCAAGGTAGCCAGTCAATTGCTTACATGAATGCTCAAGCTGCACTAAACATTTCTGAAGGCATCAAGAACGGTAAGGTTCAGACGATTGTTGTACCGTCTAACATGACTGGTCTAATGATCAACAAGTAATGTGGCAGAAAATTAAAGCATGGCCAACTACCGTCCAAGCGGCGGTAGTTTTCCTAATAACTATTTGGGTCGCGTTGATAATCGCAGTTCCTCCAGTGTTTATTACTTTGACTGTAGTTGCGCTTATATTTGCGAGTATCGTTCACATTTGCATTTATTTTATGAAAGACTTGTAATGGAAAATATTATTGCATATTGCATTATGATTCTAGCGGTTGTTATTTTTGTTGGCGTAATTTTTTACAGTTGGAATAAATTTAAACAAACTCGTAAGCTAGAAGCTGACCGCGAAGAAGCATCTAGGAAGGCTTGGCTTCAGAAAATGGAAGAACGTTCAAGAGTTGCAGTACCAGATTCTATGAAGCGTTATGTCAACGAACTAGATAAAGATGGTTCCAAGACTAATATCAAGGCTGTCGATAAGTCAATTGAAGTTCCACCTCGCGGTAAAGAAACAACTGTAAAGTATAGTTCCGCTACTGCTGGAGCGCCTTCCAAACCTGCACCTTCAGCTAGTATGAATAGATATTCAGAAGCTCTTGACCGTAAATGGAGTACGGATCAACCTACGAAACGATATGACGATAGTTCCGACGATGGTAGTTTTCTAACGGGTATGATTGTAGGAACCGCGCTTAATACAATCATGTCAGGTTCTGGTCGCGAGTCGTCTGATACAGAACGAAGCGTTGGTGTAACAAAATCTGAATCTTCTTGGGGGTGGGATGATTCTTCTTCTCGTAAAGCCGTAGAAGATACTTTCAGTAGCAGTTCTTGGTCTTCAAGCGATTCTAGTTCAGATTCTTGGAGTTCGTCAGATTCTAGTCCAAGTTCTGATTGGTAAATATTTTTGACTTGATACCATTTTAGGGTATAATGTCGTCTATATAGTAGTGAACGGCATAAAAGGAGAATACTATGACTCAAAAGATCTATGTAAAGTGTCCACTAGATGGACATGAAAATCAAAAGTATTGTGGTCTTGTTGAACACTACAAGGATACTGGTACAACAAATGAATGCTCTCACCAACGTGAGTGTTTGGAAATGAAAACTTATATTAAACTAGAGGATGTAAAATATGAAACTGAGTAAAGAAACACTTGCCATCTTTAAGAATTTTGCTGGCATTAATTCAAACCTAGTCTTAAAGCAAGGTAATAAACTATCAACTATTAGCGGTCAAAAGAACGTTATGGCTGAAGTAACTGTTGCTGAAACTTTTCCGAATTTTGGTATCTACGATCTAAATGAACTACTAGGCGCTATGAGCCTGTTCGATGATCCAGAGCTAGAATTCAGCGACAAGGTTTGTAAGATCATCCAAGGTGATATGCATATCAAGTATTTTGCGGCTGATACTAGCGTACTAACAGCCCCGCAAAAAGATATCGTATTCCCAGAAGCTGAAATTAATTTTGAACTAACGAATCAAATGCTAACTATGATTCAACGTACAGCTTCCGTTCTAAAATCAAATGACGTTTCAATTGTTGGTTCTGATGGCAAGGTTACTGTTGTAGTTGGCGATAAGAAAAATGCTACAGGTAACAGCTTCAGCGAACCAGTCGGTACAACTGATAAGACTTTTAAGGTAAATCTAAAGGTTGAAAACCTAAAGATGATTCCTGGTGATTATTCAGTCAGCGTATCAAGTAAGAAGATTTCGCGCTTTAAGTCAAGCACGACTAGCGACCTAGTTTATTATGTTGCAGTAGAAGCCGACTCCACCTTCGACTTCTAATTTGACTTGTTTAGACTGGGGTGTAATAACCCCAGTTTCTTTTTTATTATGGAGATGTTATGATTGAAGCGCAAAAAGACCAATTTTTATGGGTGGAAAAATATCGTCCTCAAACTATTGACGAATGTATTCTACCAGAATCTCTTAAAACTACTTTTCAACAATATGTTGATCAAGGTGAAATTCCTACATTCTTATTCAGCGGTACAGCTGGCGTAGGTAAAACTACTGTTGCCAAAGCGCTATGTAATGCTATTGGAGCCGATTGGATTCTAATCAACGGTTCAGATGAAGGTCGTATGATCGAAACGCTGCGCAACAAGATTAAGAGTTTTGCTTCAACTGTATCCTTGACTGATGGTAAGAAGGTTGTAATCATTGATGAAGCTGATTATATGAATGGCGATTCCGTTCAACCAGCACTTCGTTCATTCATTGAAGAATTTTCAGCCAACTGCCGTTTTATTTTTACTTGTAATTTTAAACATCGTATCATTGAACCGCTTCGTTCACGTTGCGCCAACGTAGAGTTTAAAATTGACGGTAAAGACAAGCAACAGATTGCTGCTCAGTTTTTCAAACGTGTTACGCAAATTCTAAAAGCCGAAGGCGTTGAGTTTGATCCAAAGGTTGTAGCTGAACTTATCACGCAACACTTTCCAGATTATCGCCGCGTTCTAAACGAACTACAACGTTATTCAGTATCAGGTAAAATTGATACAGGTATCTTTGTAAATCTAAGTCAAGAATCATATAAGGAACTTATCAAGTTTCTGAAGGAACGTAACTTCACGGAAGTTCGTAAGTGGGTTGCTAAAAACTCAGACGCTGATACTGCCGCTCTTTTTAAAGAGATGTACGATAACGCGGCTGAATTTCTTGAACCGACAAGCATTCCAAATTTGATTTTGGTTCTTGCCGACTATCAGTATAAAGCTGCGTTTGTAGCTGATCATGAACTAAATATCATGGCTGCTATGACTGAAGTTATGGTTCAATGTAAATTTAAGTGAGGATGATATGGAATTTGTTATTTTATTTTGTGCGGTTTTAGCTGGCGTAGTAGCTGGTTGGTTCGTTCGAGAAGAATACGCAAAACGCGTAGTGAATACATACTTGGCCGATCTTCGAGGTAAGATTGAAGAAGATAAAGAAAATTCGATCAAGGTTAAACTAGAAAAACATAAAGACCACATTTATGTTTTTGAAGACGAAACCGATAAGTTTTTAGGTCAAGCTGAAAATCTAGAAGAACTTGATAAGTACATGTCTACAACTTACCCAGGAAAACGTTTTCTAGTTAGAGAATCTAACGCGGAATCCGTTGGAGTAAAGTTGTGAGTCCGTTCGACTTCATCAACGCGATTAACACTACTAAAGAAGACTTGTTTCAAGAACCTAATGTTGAAAAGCTGTACCAGCCTTATATCGTAAATCGAGGATTATCTTACTTCCACGATACAGTTGTTCAAGCTAACACTATGAATATTCATAGTAATATTCCTGCTAAATGGCAATTTCATTTCTTGCTAAATAGTATTACCAAAAAGAAAAGATTCAGCAAGTGGGCGAAAGCCGATAAAGCTACTGAGTCTTTATTAATGGTTCAGGAATATTTCGGGTATTCCAGTGATAAAGCAAAGGAAGCGTTAAGCATCCTTACAGATGAACAATTGAATCTAATAAAAGAAAAATTAAACAAAGGTGGAAGATAATGTCAGAAATGATTTACTATGACTGGACACCCGATTCAATGTTAGAGGTTACTCTTTCTGAACCAGACAACTTTTTGAAGGTTCGCGAAACTCTAACACGTATCGGTATCGCGTCTAAGAAAGACAATACATTATATCAATCTTGCCATATTTTACATAAGCAAGGTAGATATTTCATTGTACACTTTAAAGAACTATTTGCTTTAGACGGTAAGGACTCAAATATTACTTCTGGTGATATTGAGCGCCGTAACTCTATTGCAACTTTACTACAAGACTGGGAACTATTGAAAATTGTTAACGCCGCTAAAGCTGAAAACAAAGCGTCAATTTCTCAAATCAAGGTCGTTGCCTTTAAAGAAAAGGCTGACTGGAATCTTGTAGCTAAGTATAACATCGGTAAGAAGATTCGTCCTCAAGCTGAATAAGTCCCACTACCTTGGGAACGTTG